TGCTCCCGACACCTGCACGAAAATACCCCACATTGATCCATTATGAAACAATGTTGCAACATAATGCAACACAATGAAACATATCGCCCACCTCCCGGTACAGATCTGTACTATTCTCATCCACAATAGAAGATAAATGCGTCCAGAGAACTGCCAGATACCTGCTGATATGGTCGATTATCCCGAGTACCCTTATGGGGAGCATCGACGATCTGAGCATCCTATGGGCGATTATGGTGCAACTCTCCTATATGAGAAAGGATAATCAAACATAATAAAAAAACAATCATCCAATCATCGCTCATGCCTCGTCTATTCTCAGGCATTATGCAAGATAATTCGTAAATATTGTGAGAATATAGCGAGCGAATGCGAGATATTATTAGATTTGGGGGATGGTGGTCGATGGCTGGTTCAGAGAAATACAACAGCTATACACGAAATTAACATCAGTTTTCGATGACACTCTCTAATTAAGATACACAAAAAAATTTTAAAGGAGTTATACCATGATTAACGAAGATGGTCTAGAGGTGGTCCTGAATGACGGATTATCCCCAAAAGAGCTAGAAAAAGCAATAAAAAAACTAAACAGTATGGTCGAGAATGAAAAGTTTGAAAGAAAAGACTTTCATGAGACCAAATCACAGAGAAAAAGAAGAAAAAGAAAAGAGAATCAGTATCTGAGGGACAATAATGTCTGGTGAAATCAAACTAAAGCTCCCAGAACTGTACAAGAAACAGAAGAGGGTGTTCTTTGGTCCCGAGAAAGAAGTCTACTGTATCGGTGCCACCAAGTCTGGAAAGTCTCTTGGTGGATTGGTCTGGCTTATATCGGAGGCGATCAACTGTGAACCCGGCCAGAATGTCGCATGGTTCTCGCTTACTAAGCCAAATGCTAAGGATTTCTTCGATAGACTGACCAACATGCTCAAGGGATGGGATGAAAGCCTGTATACAGCTAACAAAGTGTATCAGACGATATCCTTTGCGGGTGCAGGAACCATCGTGTTTGGCTCGACAGACAATGATGACACCATCATGGGAAAGGAATTCCATGCTGTTCTTCTCGATGAAGCATCGCGAGTGGCCGAGGAATCTTACATTGCTATTACCTCCACACTGTCCCAGACGAAGGGAAAGCTCGTGATGGTCGGTAACGCTCTCGCGAGAAAGAACTGGTTCCAAGACAGATTCAATGAGATTCGATCAAACCCTGATTTCTGGCCCTCCAGAAAATATCTTGCGATAAAATTAGATTGCTTTGATGCGATGGAGGGCGGGGTCATCGATTCAGAGATTCTGATGGATGCAAAGCGCAGATACAAAAACAATCCAAAACAGTTCAGGCTCTTGTATCTGTGCGATACGAAGATTACCGGCGATGCCAATCCATTTGGCCATGAGAACATTAGAAAGTGTCTGGTTGATGGTCTGTCGCCCGATCCTGCTGTTTGCTATGGACTGGATCTTGGCTCAAAAGACGATTACACCGTTTTGATTGGGATGGATGCTTTCAATAGAGTCTGTTTGATTGAAAGATTCAAAGATTCTTATGTTCAACAAGAGAAAAAAATACTATCTATTGTCGACGCTCCATGCATGGTCGAGAAGACTGGAGTGGGCATGGCCGTTTACGATCATCTCAAGGATGCTCAGCCATTCTTGTTTTATGGTATTCAGACAAATTCCAAAACAAAACCGGCCATGATCCAAGAATTGTCCATGCCATTTGCCAAGGGAGAGATATCCATTCCCAGAAATTCTATTCTTAGAGAAGAACTCGATCTATTCGAGAAAAAAGAATCGAAGAGGACGGACTATATTGCATATGGTGCACCAGCTGGCGCGCATGATGACTGTGTGATGGCTCTTGCAATGTGCTGGCAAATGAAATTAGAGCTTCAACAAGGAAGAAAATTATTTAAGAAAGCAAAGAACCACCGAGTTCCGACCCGAGTTCCAAAATTTAGCTGGTAATATACTATGAAAATGAAAAAGAATCTAAAAACAATAATGAAGCAGTATGATATTGCTGTGCCGACTCCTGAAGAACCACGGGAACTGGAACTCAAAGAATGGGTTCCGGATGCTGTGATCAAGAATAACGAACAGGCTCTGGAGGATATTGATCCTCTGGCCAATGAAGAGATTGGTATTGTTGGTACACGATATTCTGGAGGTAAAATCCGTGATGAGATTACCGGGAAGTATGCTCCGGTTCAAGTGCGAGGCTCGAACAGCAATCCCGGACTGTATTGGCGATACTACACACAGAATAACCACGTCCAGAAAACCATCAACAACTTTCGCCAAATTATCTCGTCGGCGAGGCTAGACATTAAAATGCCCGACAAAGCAGACGAGCAAATGAAAGAGTTCGTCGATTTTCACCGAAAGAAATTTAAGAATTTGACCGGAGGCCTCAAGAACTTTGTCGAGGATGCCTCATGGATGATTCTTTTTGGCTTTTCTGTCTTCGAAATTGTCTTCGATCGTACAGATGATGGCAAACTTTTTGTTGATAAGTTTGGATATCGAGAACAATCGAGTGTTGACAAATGGATTTTGGATGAGCGCGGCAATGATTTGCTCGGTATTCAGTTCCAAACGGGCGGCGATTTCTCGCGACAGTATGTTCTGCCAAGCAATAAAATCCTTTTATGCACCTTTAATCGTAAAGGAAACAACTATGAGGGTGTTGCTCCGCTCAGATCTGTCCTGTCATGGATTGAATTTGAGCGGCTTTTGATCCAATTGTCGGCTGTTTCTCTCGAAAAGTATGGTGTGCCCCTCACAAAGGTGAAAAGAGAGCAAGGAACAAACCTGCCAAACCCTGCCAAAGATGGCGAGGTCGAGGAGGTGTACAACATCATGAGCGTCCTGCAAGCTGTCGAGGCCGGCGTTATTCAGCTTCCTGATGGCGTGGACATTGAGACCATGTATCCAACGGGCCAAGTTCCTGATTTTGAATCGATGATTGAACTGTGTCAACGACAAATCCTTGAGGCTTTTGCCCATGAAGGCTCTGTCCTTGGTCTCTCCAGCTATGTTGGATCGTTTGCTCTGGCCGAGGTCTCTGAGGACCGGGCGATGAGAGCGGTGCCCTATCTGGCTGAACAAATCATCGATCCTCTCAACGAACTTTTAAAATTTCTTGCTCAAGATTGGTTTGGAGAAGAACTCGAAGACTATCCTGAATTCTTCATGAGGTTCGAAGGATCTCACAAGGGCTCGGCATGGCTCGACTCTGTAAAAGATATGTTCGATGTACCATTGGACCAAATGCCAAAGAAAGTTCGACAGGCTGTTTATAAAGTGCTTGAGCTTGAAATGGAAATGGAAGAGGCCGAGCAGGATGGAGCGAACACTCCTGAGGAAGAATCTAAAGTTGATGAGGATGTTTTAGAGCAGGGCTATGATGGAGCACCTAGCTCGACAGTTGAAGTGCCTTAGATTGGCTTAAAAGACAAATACAAGAAATAAAATTACAAGAAAGATAAAAAAAAATTAGTGGATTAAAAATATAGTCTATTTAAACACGAACCGAGGATTGATGAATGGATTTAAAAAACCAAATTGAGCGAGCGCTGGGCGAAAGAGACCGGATTAAGCTCAATATTTTTAAATATGGTGAAGTAAAACACCCACTGGGTGACTTTGTTGTTGATAAAGATTTCGTCGATAAAATGATTCAATCTTTTAGGGAAACAACTAAAGAAGGATATTATCCACCAATTCTCGTTGAGCATAAATCAAATGGTGAGATTCAGGGAATCATCATCGATTTAAAGACTGATAGTAAGGGACTTTGGGCTGTTTGTGAGATGGCCAAAGGGGTCGTTGATAAATTCAAAGCGGGTATTTATCGAAACATCAGCCCAAGTTTCATTCCAGAGAAAGTTCACGAGAACACAGGAAAGAAATTAAAGAATTTGCTGCGTGAGGTGTCGCTTGTATCGGTCCCTCACCTCAAAAACTTAGAAGCTCCAAAGTTTCACTATTCCATGAGCGATGAAGAAACTGGGGAGACTATTGTTGAATATAAATTTACTGAACATTCATATGAAGAGGAAAGTGTAGACATGGAAGAACTTATGAAAGAAATGATGGCCATGCTTGCTGAGATTAAAGATATGCTCAAGCCGGATGAAGAAGAGGAGCCGGCCGAGGATAAAGATGAGCAAGATATGGAAGATAAAGATATGGAAGAGGGCAAAGACAAAGAAATGTCGGACAACTCTGAAACTGTCGAACTCAACGAACAAGAGAGCCTCAAAGAGAAAATTGCTTCTCTAGAATATGAGCTTAAGGCTCAAAGAGTTCTCGGCGAAGTCGAAAAAGAGCTTTCGGGTCTCGATGAGCAGACCAAGAAAGATATGGCAGCTTTGAAAATTGCAAACAAAGACTTCTATGAGCGTCTGGCATCGCAGATGAAAAAGAATAACATCACTCTTGGTGAAGTTGGCGAAGTTGGTACTCCGTCGCAGGTTATTATGAACTTCTCGGAAGCTAAGAAGGCTGCAAGAAAAGCTGGTTGCAAAGCTGGCGAGGAAACGCTTGAGTGGATCAGTAAACACTATCCGCAATTTGTTTAATCTAGGAATTTAATTTAAGAAGAGGAAATTTTCAATGAGTGAAATGAAAGAAAAAGGAAACATCCCAGCTGCTGAAGCGATCTCGCGCGGACAGGTTGTTTATATCGATTCGAACGGTGAATTGAACAGCACAAACGATGCTACTACAAATCTGCCATATGGTGTGGCACAGCGCACGATTGCTTCGGGTTCGAAGGGTGGCGCTGCAATTGAAGGCATCGGGAAATGTCTCGTGTCTGGCGCTGTCTCGAATGGTGAATATCTCGTTCCGGCGGACAATGGTCATGCTGTTGCAGCTGGCAATGCTCGTAAGTACGTGTTCGCACGCTGCTTGGAAGACAAAGCTGAAGGGGCTGCTGATTTGATTGAAGTTCAAATCTTCCCTGCATTCAGTGGTTCGGTTTAATTTTTAGTTTAATTTAAGAAAGAGGAAATATAATAATGGCTTATGATACAGTAGCAAAAACTACGGTTGACGAGATTTTTGAAGGGTTGCAGGGAACTCCATCCGCTGTCGCTGATCGTGCTTGTAAAAGAGTAACGGTCGACAGTCGAGTTGGCTCGTATGCTGCTCATGCTTCATACGGTAATCTCTCTCAACTGTCCGACGACGGTCTTGCAGAGGGCGTCGAAGCTCGTGAAAAGGTTCACAATGTGACAAACACGGACTTCTCGCTCAAGCGATTTGTCGGAATTGGTTCGATTCACGATGGCGATAAACTCTCGCTTCAAAAAGGTAATTTCTCGCCGCTCACACGAATGGCCGAGTCTTGCCGAAGAGAGGCGGGCGCAAAGCTCGATAGTCAACTTAACACCGTCCTTACAGACACTGACCTGAACTTGACTCAGGCTGTTGGTAACGGAGCATGGTCGAGTTCTTCGTCTACTCCTTATGCCGACATCACCGCAGCTCTTAAGAAGTGCGGATATGGAGACCTTATGGTCCTCGGTCGAGAGCAGATGGAAGAGCTTATGGAACACCCAGACTTTACTGGTAAGTTCCTCGGCTTCGCAGGTGGAGCAATCGCTCCGGGTGAACTTCAGGGCGTTCTTCGCTCGCTGTTCCCTTCGGTCCGAACAATTGTTCTCGGTGACACCGTTTACAATTCGGCCAATGAAGCTGACACTGTCTCTCTTGCATACACCTTTGATGGTACTGCTTGGGTTGGTCACTCTGAAGATCTCGTGTTGCTTGAGCTTCCGGGATTCGAGAGTGAGATGGCTCGAAACATCTTCGCTGAAAAGGATATCGTGAGATATACTCGACGCGCTCAGGTGATTCGACCTCACAAAGAAATGGGTTGTACTTTGACTGGCGTTTAATCCAAACGCCTTAACAATTAGCTCACAGATCCGGGTTTTTCTCCTAAATTCTCCTATAGTTTTCCCGGATCTGTGGGCTTTTTTTGTATTTAGCTCAACAAATTTCCTAATTATTCTGATTTTAACCTAATAAGAGGAGAATAAAATGAGCGAGAAAACAAGAAGGGTTTACATTGGACGATATGACAATGTTAATTATATGACCAAAAGCCCTATAAAGCGAATGCAGGTCGTCGAAATGTCCGATCAAGAATGGTTTAGGTACAAAGAAGCCAGAAAGTTGTTCATTACAGTCGAAGAATTTGATGCTCATGTTGATAAAGTAAGGCATCGAAAAGATCTTGAGGCATGGTTAATCGGAAGATGGGAGAGACAATATAGTCTAGCAGTTAGCCCATATGGTGTTGTGACAGACAATTGCAAATTAGAATTGTTGAAATATTTCACGAAGATCGATAAAGAAAAAGATCTTTTATCTGAAGCATGTGACGCAGTCGGGCTAGATTATATAAATGAAGGCCCAACATGTACCAAGGATAAACTAATTAAGTTGTGTGAACACGTCGGATTTGATTATGCCCGTGAAGAACTTCCTCGCGGAGATCTCATTGTTCACTTGAAATATATCTTTGGAATTGATCATCCGAAATTTTCAACGAAGAAAGAAGAGGAATAAAACATGAAACTAGTTGATATGAAAATCATAAAAGAAACAATGATTATCTGGAAGGGTAAACCGCACAATAAGGGCAAGGTTATCGAGGGAATCCCTGAAGATGTCGCCCTGAAATATGTGGCAAAGGGTATGGGCGAGATTCAAGAAGCTCGGGAGCCTGAAAGACCCAAGAAAGTTACTAAAACAAATGAAAAAAAAGAAGATAAAGGGGGTGATGAATAATGTCGGCAGTAGATTTTGGCGTTACAATAGATGAAGTAAAGGAATATCTTCCATACAGTTCGGGAAGCATCACGTATACAAGTGAGCCTTTGGACAATGATGATATCGCCGAGTTTATCTATGATGGTGGCGCTTATTTTGCCGGTCTTGTCAGGCGATCTAATATCTCTGCGACCTCTGGTGTGGCTCAAGAACAGATGGCCAAGGGTGTAAAGTTGTATGCGGCCAAACAAGCTCTTAGAGTTATGGGAAATTCTGGTCAAGATTATCAAAGAATCAGTGATGAACTGGAGAAGCTGGAACAACTTTATATGAAGAACCCCTCCAGCATTGATGAATCACCCACACGAGTCCGGTCCAATATTGAACAGAGTTCAACAAAACCTTCAATGAAATTTAGAGGAACTTCTTTTGAATTTTAAAGTTACCGGCCTAAACAAAGTAAAAAAGCTTATTGAGGACTTGCAAGAGAGAGCATCACCCGAAAAATTAGGCGAGGAAATCCACAAGTTTACAAATCCTAAGCTAGAATCCTTGCACGATACAGAGGGCAGTTCAGAGGGCGTTGCATGGAAACCAACGAAAGAGCCTGACGAGTCCGATGGTCGCTTGAAAGATTCTGTCAGCAATCCATCAAATTCGGAGCATGTCTATCGAGTAAATGGCAGAGTAATTCAGGTTGGAACATCAACGCCATATGCTGTGTATCAGCATCTTGGTACAAAATGGATGCCTGCTCGAAAGGTGGTCTATCTTTCGTCACAATCACAAAAAGAATTGGCCGGTAAACTCGCAAAGTTTATCGCTAACGGAAAAGAATAAGAAAGAAATTATCAATATCAACGAAAAACACTATTTATGGTAGTTTTTCGACAATTAGATTAGAGGAATATATATTATGTCAGAATTGAGTTCAAATAGAGGTCGAGTGGTTTTCATTTCGGAAGCCAGCTATGGCACAGATGCTGTAGACACAGCATATACCACAGCGACATCAGATATTATCTATCAAGATGTTCGCTCAATCACATTCAACCCTCCCGAGGTTGTCGATGTCGAGATTCCACGAGTCCGGCACACAAATGGTGGAGTAAAATCGGGTAAAATCCCGAATAAAGGAGCGGCATCGATTGAGATTGGTCTGACTGGTTTTATTGCAGCATCCGCCGGCAACGAGGTCCCATATTACTCCGCGCTCTTGAAAGCATCTCAGCTTGCCGAGACGACCACATCAGGGGATAAGTCAACATATACTCCGGCAACGCAACAGCAGGATGCGATGACTCTGTATTATTACATGCAGAATCTCGAAAATAACAATGAGCGCTTGACATACATGACCGGAGTTCGAGCAGCCTCAGAGATTACATTTGAATTAGATTCTGAGCCGTATCTCTCCGCTGAGTTGGTTGGTCAATTTTATGAGGTTACTGATGACCTTGCATTTCACAGTGCATCAAACGGCCAAGTTGCTCTACGAAAAGATGGCTCCCCCGCAACTCCTCGCTCAACGGGTGAAGAAAAATATGCAGATAAAGAGCCTATCATGTGCAATAACGCTACTATCACTGTCGACGATGTCACGTATCCCTGCTCGAACATTACATTCGCACTGAATTATACTCTTGACGAAAAGAGAACAGTGAATGGTGGTGCGTCTTCGCTTGATAAAGTTATCGCAACCAAGCCCGCGACTGGTGCTCGTGTTATGGCCAATGCAACAATCATCGATGGTGATGCAGCATTCGACAATATCATGAGCAATTATGTAACAGGCTCGGAGATTGGCGTGTTCTGTGCTGCTCAGAATGAAAATGATCGAATTGAAATCTCTGGCTCTGGTGGACAGATCCTCGGAACTCCTAGTTTCTCGCAAATTGGGAATTTGATAAGTCTTGATATTCAAATCGCCTTCAACAAATCGTGGAGTGAAATGACTGATCGCGATTCGTGGCAGATGACGTTCACGAGTTCGGTCTAATCAAATCTAAGATTAAATTAGATAAAAAAAGACCCCTGTCCGAATGGTGGCAGGGGTTTTCTGTTAGAATCTTTTAGAATAGATTAGATATGCTTCCATAATTTTCTATTTTTGATTTTAGAGATTGTACCTTTCGATACACCGAACTTCTCGCCGATCTCTCGCTGAGTTAAATCAGAGTCGCACAATAGGATTTTGATCTCTCGAACAGCATCGGCGGTGAGTTTGGGATTGGGTGATTTTTCTCCGAAACCCCTTGTTCCATGACGAACGGCATCATCGTGATTCATTTTGGCCGACCCAAATCGAAGATTCTCGACATGATTGTTATAAGGATCGCCGTCATTGTGTAAAACACAAGGATAGCCATTCGGGTTTTTGAGAAAATGTTGAGCAACAAGTTTATGAATTCTTTCAGTTTTTCTTTTGCCGTTTTTTAACAAGTTTATTTGATAATAGCCACCTCGGTTTGTTCGAGCCTTCAACCAACGTCCTTTAGTTCCTCGACAAGATTTATCACTCCAAACTCGTCCATAATTCGAGATATAATAATCTGGGTATCCATCAATCCGCTTCAGTTCTTCGCCATCTTTTAAATTTTTCATAATTTCGATCCTATAAAAAAACTCCCCGATAAAATGCTAAGGATCGAAGAAAGCAAATCACCGGGGAGGTTAACTAACAAATTTTGTAAGGTCTTCGATCCTTTGTACTATATATATCACGGAGAGGCCACCAAGGTCAAGAAAAAATAGGAGATCCCCCACCATGATGATCGTAAAATATAACTGGAATGGTGTCGAGTTCGACTTAAAGATTCCTCGCCGGGCATACGATGTTTTGGAATTGGTTCAGAGACTTCTTCCAAACCATGAGCTAGAGCCATCACCGGACAACCTTCGAGCAATTCACTATTATCTTGCCGAATATATCTTAGAGTTCACCGCTCTAGACGACGATGGCGAAAAAATAACAAAAAAAGATATAGAAACAGTTGAATTCCTCGATATGTTGCCCAATGATGCAATTATCGGGCTTTGTAATAAACTTTTGAGTCATGTTGGATACGAACCGGCTGTTCTTGAGAGGTTCAACAATGCATATCAACAACTTTATCTTGCTGAGCCCTGCCCATGTGGATTTTGTAAAGGGAAAACCAAGACAAGAAAAGCTAATTGTGCTCTAAAAGATGTCGAGCAGATTGAATTAAACCTTTTAACCTCTTATCTCATACTTAAAGATGATCCTATAACCGATTCTGTTCCATATTGGGTTTTTCAGTTGAAGAGTGAGGCCAAGAATGCAGAGAGGAAATTCAACAAGCGCAAACAAGAACTCAAACAGAAAGAAGAACAATTAAGACAGAAATTAAATCTTAAAAAATAAGGAGAAAACATTATGAGTAATGAGAAAACATTTGTATTTAGAAGGAAGAACAAGGTAATTGGCGAGCATGAGACCAATGGTCTTGTATTCAAGTTCAGAAAATCGACTACAACTGAGAAAGCTGCATTCGCAAGAAGTGCGCCAGTCCTTTCTGGAGTAATCATGACACTTCTATCATCGGCAATTAAGCAAGAGAAATCAGATATCCTTGATTATAAAGGCGAGAAGATCGGAGAATATGATCCATCCAACCAAAATATCAAAGCAGATATCCCAGTCAAAGATTACGAAGAATTTATTCGATATCTCGTGATGCTAACAGATTCGGTCGATAATCTCGTAGATGAAAATGGCACTGAAGTTCATTGGGCTGATTTAGAACAAGAAGAAAAAGAAGAGTTGCTCAATCAAATGGGCGACAAAAACCTTTATGAGTACATCTTGAGAATTATGATCAAAACAATCATGGTCGAGAATAACATCACCGAAAAAAATGTAGAAGATAAAAAAGAAGAAGAAAATAAAACGGATGGAGAAAAATCCGAGGAATAAATGAATGGCCAGTGAAAAAGTAACAATTGATTTTGAGTTAGGTGGCGATATAGCCAATGAACTCGACCAAGTCAATAGGAAACTCAACAGGACAATTGATAAAACCAACGAACTTGGCAATGCCTCGTCTAATTCTGGCGGATCTATTGCCGGTAAATTGAATCCTGCTCTTATTGCGGGCGCTGGCGCGATGGGCGCACTGACCATGGCAGCAGATCTTACTGCAAGGGCAATTTCGAACATCAGCGAGTTTCTTGCCGACTCGATCATGCTCTATGAAGAGCAGTCCGATGTCAATCGACTGTTGAAAAGATCAATTGATGGCACAAATTTATCAGCCATAGAATTCAATAAAGTATTTAATAAACAACAAGACATAATCAGCGACCTAGCACAAAAAACCCGATTTGCCGACGAAGAAATCTCGCGAGCGGGATCATCACTCCAAAACATGACAGGGATTTCATTGAGTTCGGCCGAGGGTACACGAGCGCTCTCTCTTGCACTCGATGTTGCCGCAGGCTCAGGAGAAGATCTTAAGGGTGTCACGGAGGATATCGCCAAAGCTCAAAAAGGTGAAATCTCGGCCATCGAAAAATATGTCAAACTCACAAAAGAACAAAAAGATGAACTCAACCAAATAAAATCAGCCAAAGATCGCGCCCGTCGGGCTTTAGAGATGCTCTCTGATACATATGGAGAGGCCGCTGTAGATCTGAATAAGGGATTTTTTGGAGAATTAAAGAATCTTCAGGATGCTCTTGACGACACCAGACAAAAAATCGGTGAGGTGATTGTTGAATCCAAGGCGCTTGACCCAATTATCGGCGCTACCGCCGATTCTTTTGTTGGCCTACAAGAAATCTTGGAGAAGAACAGTAGAACAATTCAACTCTTTTTGATAGTGGCCATGATCGAGGCTGTTGATGTTTTCATAAACGCCATTGAAGTCCTTGATATTTTCGCTCCAGTTGTTGCTTCAACATACCATGGCCTCATGAGTCTCGGTCATGCTATGGACTTTATCTATGATGCTATCACACTCGCATTTGGGGCGGGGATTCAAGGTGCTATCGAGAAGATCAAAATCTTTGTTGGTTTCTTGAAGCCTTTGGCAGAATTTAGCCCAACACTCAAAAAGATTGTATCAAGTATCGATGAGACAGCTGGTAAAGGATTAGCATTCGCGAAGAAGCAAAATAAAGAGCTTCAAGAGGATCTTGTAAAGTCAGCCGAGGCGAGTGCGGAATCAATGAGATTAGCTCTTGAATCAGGGCTTCTTCAATCAGGGACGACTGAGCGAATAAAGGCGATGATCGCCGATCTTCGCGAGGGTGCAAAAGAATTAAAAAGAGATCTTCTAACTACAGATTTATCAGGTAACGACGACGATGGTGGAGGAAGCGGCGGCGGAGGTGGAGGAGGGGGCACCAATGATACCCCAACAACTCCAGAAGATGACGAGGATGGTGAAGATATCGGTGCTCTATTAGAAAAAGCACAGATTCAGGCTCGCCGAAACACTCTTCTTGAGTATGAATTAGAAATTTCTCAAGCGAAATCTGAAATTGATAAACTGTTACTTTCGTTTGAGAAAGACAAATTTGATATCTTGACCTCAAATCTTAACCCTCAAGAGGAAGCTCTTCGTTTAAAAATCTTGGAATCGGAAACAGAGAACGCTCTGAATGAGATTCTTGCTGAGAGAAATGAGATAACGCCAGATCCTGTAAATGAGAATGAAATACTTCGAGAAAGAATTGAACTTATTCAACAGCAGACCGCGGCAATCAATGGGACAATTGGTGCTCTGAGTGCTTTTGGTGATGTAGGAAGTAATTTTGGAGGAATTCTCTCATCAATCAATCAGACTGTTGGTAAATTCAAAGAGTTAGAGGCTGCTGGTAAAAATGGTGCAGCCGCTATTGCTGGTGGTCTGTCGGCAACTGGTCAGGCCGCTGCTGGTTTCGCCGAGTCTATGGGAGCATCCGCTGCACTTCAAGCAGGAATCTTGTCGGCATTCGAGACAGCTGCTGGCTTTGCATCTCTTGCGATCTTCGATTATTTTGGTGCAGCAAACCACTTCATCTCTGCTGGCATCTATGCTGGCGTGGCTGCAACAAGCGCCGGCGGCGGAAATGTCCAAAAGAAATCTGTCAACCAGTCGGCTGCCGGGGGATCTGCGGGAAGATCTGCCGGAGGTGAATCGCCGAACTTCGAAGATATCGCAGATCTCCAAGCCCAGAAAATTGCTGAAGCAATGGGTGCAGAGGGTGGAGGCACTTCACAGATTGTGATCAACCTTGGCGGAGCAAATGTCTTCAGTGATGATCCGCAAACATACAGAACATTATTCGACGGAATTGAGTCAGAGGCTCGAAACCGTGGTGTTATCTTGGGAAATAATTAAATGAGTTATCGAAGAAGCAGATGGCTATGGCCGATTACGGTTGGTTCATCAAACAATAGATTTTCTTTCAATGAAGCAGGAAGTGAATTGACGTTTACTATCCCTGCGGGGGAATATTATCTTCATAATGATACATCGCTAAATTCAACATATCCGGGACTGTATAGAGCCATCGAGCAGGGGATGAACACGGCCGGAGCAAATACATATTCGCTCACATCATCACTACCATTATCATCAAGCCAACAAGCTGGTTGTGGTCTGGCAATTGTGCGCGACTCGGGCGCTACTGCTTGGGGTATCAATTGGGATGATACAACAGACTTCACCATCAACCCCAATTGGCTCGGATTTGACAGAACAAGTGATAACTCTGAATCAGGTGCGCGCGATGAACTCTTCTCACCATGGACCAGATATGGCGATTGGTGCTCTGCCAACATTATCGACAATGCTGCGACAGACAGGCGATCAAGAACAATAAAAGAAATAAAAAAATCACATAGTAGACCATCAGACTTGTATCAAGTGACGTGGAATGTGGATAAGATTCGGCGAATGCAATACCAATGGGTCCCAGCGGCTCATGTATTTCCTGATCGAGCATTGGATGCAGGATATGCAGACACAGCAAAGCTTGGAACGGGCGATGTATACAATCAATTTTATGATGTTTGGAACTCGGGATCTTTAAACAAGAAACTTATCATCCAGTATGATGATGTCTCTGGTCTGGCTGATGTGGATTCAGGTAATTATGAAGTGGTGCAATTTTGGAATGATGATGCATCGGAAGATTTCTTTAATGTTGCGAGCCTGAACAATCCCGGTGGAGAGCTTTACGATCTTGACCTTGAACTTTATGTTGTGGCGGGCACATACGGACACTGAATTAAGGAAATAATCACTAATGGCAAATGAAAATTTCAATCAGAGTGCAGGAGTTGTATTTTCTGGTCTTTCTGGTTCTAAATCAGGAACCAATAACAATGGCACTTGCTATTATTATGGCATCGAACCGAGCACAAAAACCTTTGCCTATTCGAAAAAACTTTCTCGGATTCCCGGTGGCTCGATTGATACAACGGCATCTCCATTTGAAGGTGATATTCGAAACTCGGCATTGAATTTCGAATTGGTCTTTGATGATGAGGTCTGCTCCGAGTTCCTCAATGAAACAGCTCCAGACAGTTTGAACAGGGTGTACCAACAGAACCTGTACTCCCTGACAGCCGACATCAACGCTACCGAAACCACATTTGACATCGACCGTACAACGGGAGTGTCGCCATTCATTTCTAATGGAGCATTCATCTATATCGGAGATGAAGCGATGCAGGTTCAATCGCGCTCTGGTGATACTTACACAGTGACTCGGGGTGCTCTGAACACAACAGCCACCCGACATCCCAAGAGTGTTGTTCGGACCACAAAGGGTCTGAAGAGATTCGATACCGCCGAATTAGTTCTCAATGATGGAGATGGAGACCAGACCTATTGGAGAGGCTTGGTTGATGAGGTTCGCTCATCGAATGACGGAACAAAGCTCCAGATATCGACCAAAGAACTGTTCTCGATAATCCGGAAAGCCAAAATCAATCGGTCACCAATCAATCTCAATTCTCAGAATGACTGGTCAAAGGTCACTTTTTCCAACAACAAATCCAATGTTCGATGGTCGCAATCAACGACCACTGAATATGTGCCAAAGTTCCGGAAACTAAACGAGATTAGTACGGGAAATTTTGCTTTCTTTTCGGTCGATGGTCAGCTGGTGGAGTGGCAGTATGATTCTACAAACGGATTCGGTACGAAGGGATTGGCCAAATACTGGAACTCTGTTCTCGAACCCGAGGATGAACCCGGTGAAACGCCAATAGAGGGTGGAGTGTATGAGTGTTTTGTGATTCGGAACATCCCCGAATCAACGACACCCTCCAATCTGGACAGGTCGATTACTGAGGGTTTGACCTATCCATTCCATCCACTGGCCATTGCTATGGCCATTCTGACCAGTACCTATGCCGATGATGCTGGTGTTGCTGCATCAGAATACGATGTTTTGAATGGCGATTTGGGATTGGGATTACCGATTTCACTCTTCGACAAAACAGCAATCGACAATCTGATTGAAGACACTTCAGATGTAAAAATCGAAAGACTATTATTCGGATTTGATGGAAAGCCTGTCAATGCATGGAACCTCATCACCGAAAAGCTCTTAAAACCTTACAATTTCTTTTTCGGAACAACGACCGACGGGAAATTGACGTTTGGTCGACTCGGCATCATGAACATCAAGGATTATGCATCAGCAACCAACAATGCTGTTAGTGTTCTGCCTGACCTGCTCCGATTCGAGACCGCACGAGAGGATACAACCAATGCAATCCAACTCTCAATTGGTGGCTTTCCATGGAATGAACCTCAAGAAGTCTTTTTAGATATTCGCTCAGGCAATTCGAGAGAGAATACCAAATCCGGAATCTTCGGAGAGACTCGGTCTTATTCGATCGACTATTCGACTCAGCCAAAAAGTAATGACCCTCTCGGGGTAAACTCCAAGGTCATCGGGAGAGCTTTAGAGAAAGTCACTCTTGGTGCCCTGCCTATCCCGAGGTTCACATTTTTGGTCAAAGACTCCGAAGTGACAGGGACAAACCTCGATATTGGCGCGCATGTCTCGATTTCTTCGCTCGATGTTCAGAGTGCATGGATTCCCGGTCCCGATGGTCAAAGAGTTTCTCTGGCCGGAACGCCAAATATTCGATTCTCGGGACTGATTATCGGTCGAAAATTCAACATCGAAACTCGAACCTATGAGATTACCGTACTGTTGACGAACTACAGATACGGCCAAATCGCTAAATGGCGGGCGCCCGCTGGTGTTGTCGCCTCTGTATCAACGAACACCATCACCATCGAACAGAATGCTTTCCATGATGGCTCTGTGGATGCCTCCTATTTCACAACCGGCGATGAGGTTCAGATATGGAACACCATTGGAACAATTGTATCGAGCGAGGTTCGAGAGATTACAGGGATCTCGGGTAATGTACTGACGCTCGCATCAGCTTTCACATCCTCGCCAACAGCGGGACAGATTGTCCGATTGGCTGAGCGCGGTAGCTACTCCAACACAACTGTTCCAGATGTGACCGGATTTGCCCGACCCTATGCCTATTATGGGGACAATGCCAATACAATTGGGGCATCAACTGACCTTGCTGATATTTATGGATAAAACAGGAGAATAAAAAATGAGTACATTTGATGGTGAAGACTTTATAAAATTAGACAATGATGCATTGGGCGATGGAACCTCGGGCGACACGTATAATGTCGACGTTTTTACTCAACAACGATTTGTCAGTAATCAACAATATATGGCTCAGGGTCTCGATGGTGCCTGTCTGACCTATGAAATCGACCTTGGAAATTCTTTTGACCGAGACTCCGACCAGTATCGACCATTTGCCACATATCAACGAGCATCATTCATTAAGATTCCGTGGTATCTACAAACTGGTCTAAGCCAAATCAACGTTGGTGGTGGCTATTCAGTCCGGAACGCTATTGGTGGCCCAAGCAGCCAAGAGAATGTCTTAGGAAGTATAGAATTGCTTCAAAAGAACGAAGTCATTGCCTCTCAGGATGTGACATTCTCGAACACTTATAATGGTGGTTCAGGCAAGCCATGCGACATCAACGATTTCCAATTCACATTGAGTCTTGATGATGATTATCAAGACAGTGCACAGTGGGGAGAACTCCGATTCTTCATTGAATCCAATGAAGGGGAGATTTGGAATACCTATGACAATCTCAATGCTGAGCGAGTCGAAATCAGCAGCGGTGTTTTCATCACGGTTGATTCAGACAGATTCACCCTGACAAATTCATCAACACTTTCAGGAGTCTCATGGTCGTTTCCCTCGAATGGTCCAACCTCGGGAAGCTGGGTGAACAAATTCGGGACTTACAATGGTCAAGCCTATGACTTTCTAGGCGGTGATTTCTCAAGTGGTAATGATGTCATTTGGCCCGAGCCAATCACCTTGGATAGAGATGTGAACATCTCGATGGTGGTTCGAGATATGTCCATGTTCCATCCTCGGTACATCCAGTTCGAGCCAAAATACAGCAAAAGTTCACTGTTCACACCCGAGAAAGAAGAGCTGAAGGCTCAACAGCCAATATTAGGACGGACTACAACAGCTCTTCCAGCCTCATTGAGCAGAATGCATAAACGCTTGAGGCTGATTGGACTCGGACCATCAGGAAACCAAGTCAACCAAGATGAGCAATGGTCAAACGGATTCCGTCGATACTGGAATAATGTGATTGTCGGTGTTGGAAATACCGACCCGTTTATCGACCAAGGGATTACCGTTGATAAACAAACCTCTTCTGATGTCTACATTGCGTTCTATGTGATTGCATGGATTGATTCCACCTACGACAAGGTCGGAAATTATGAAGTCGAGTATACAGGGGAGCTTTTACAATTGGAGAATGGTGATGCCAATTGGACCAATGCCACATCAATCAACACGGCAACCACGACAATTCCCCAGATTGTATATCCAGCACGCTCAGAACAGTTTGCGGCAAATTCACCGATGCTCAGAACACTCATGTTCTCCGATGAGAATGGTGCTCCCTCATTCAAGGATGGTCTCATTTATGACCGAGACCAAGACCGCTTGACGCTGGTTGTGGTCAAAATTCCGACGGGAACCACCGTTGCTAGTTTTGAGAGTCCTATGAGAGCGCAAGTCAGAGCGAGTTTCTCTGCAATCGAACCTGTCGAGAGAAACACGGGTAATAGTATCAATTTGACTTGCGTTGGTTATTCAATTTGGGAAGGAGGAAGAATATAAATGGCGGTTCAACTCGAAAAAACATTTGAAGCTCAAGAGATTGGCGATTTCTCAACCGGTCAGTTCATCAATTCTGTAAAGAATGCAGACCTGCATAAGTTCCAGCATGGCCAATATGCGACAAGAGGTCACAAGACCGCCGAAATCATATTTGACCCTTTTTACACAACGGACCAGACCTCCTACACCTATGCCACTCGGACAACTGATGGATTGAACCTCTATAATTTCCTTCCCGGTCTGAGGCTTCTTCGATACATGGACGATGGTTCGGGGAATCTGGTCTATACCATCACCATCATGGCCTATATGAAAAATCTCGACCTTAGAATTGAGACTCTAGACCTTGATTCCGAAACTGTGAATCTGACCGCTGGCATGTCTGCTGTTGGCTCATCGTATCAGTGGGTCTCAACAACCATCGAGTTCACTGAAGCTCAAGCCTTCATCGGCTCCAGTACGAGCAATGACCGACGGCAACACGCGGTTTCTTTCTCGGCAAGAGTGAATGCAGCAGAGGGAGCAGGATTGGGCGAGATGGCGCAAATCGCTGTTTATGAAAAAATATTGGTCGCCGGAGAACTTCCCGCAGCATCACCGACATAAAATAAACGATATATAACACAATTACACTATTTAAGATGATTTAGCCGAAAGGCATTTAGATGAGAGGAAAATAAAATGAGCAATAGATCAGGCGAGCGCGTTCTTGGCGCTCACAACAATTTTCTGTACGAGGGATCGCCGGGAACTGGTGCGCTTTCGCCACGGGTCATACATTGGCGGTCCAACATTGGGCCAAGACGCTCTTGAGGATTCTGACCTTTGGCTCTCATCGGCTCGTTTTCCAGCAACAGGTATGATGGATGTTTCAACAGGAGTCAATCCCAGTACCGATGATTTTACCGTTTCGTTTGCTGCAAATTGGAACAACTATGTGTCCCGAGTCATTTGGGCAATTGCCGATGATTCAAATGAGTATTTCAGGCTTCAAATCATCAGCGACCGCGCAAGAGTTTTGACCAAAAATGGAGCAGACACGGATAATGCAACAGTTGGCACGGTCGCTGATGCTTTCAACACAAACGACGATTTCCGAGTGACACTTTCATGGGATGCCACCGCAAGACGTGTCAAGGTTTATGTCAATGGAGTTCTCGATGTGAATGATGTTCTCGATGCTGCATCGATTCCCACTACTGCCGGACTTACAGAGAGGATGAACAGTAACCTGACCGGTGGCTCAAGCGATGGGTTATTTCAGGGATTTTACAAGTGGAACAGGGTTCTAACAGATGCTGAGGTTGCGAGACTATGAGAAACAAATACTCAACACCGAAGAATGATGTATTGGTCGGAGCTACCTTCACCATCAGACAGCTCAGGAATGCTTATTCTGAGAGTGGTGGACCACTGAGCATCAGGCATAGACGATTTCTAAGAACGTTTATCCCTCCCTATATCAATGGCTCGGGACTCGATACCGAATTTGCAATCCTGATTCCGTTATCAAAAGTTTTGGAGAAGGCTCCCAGAAATGTTCTACAGAGACTCAGAAACCATTTCGAGAGAGTGGATGAGGAATGGTTGAAGAATCGTCCATGGATTGGCCAAGAAGAAAACAAAATAAATCCAACACTTATCGACCAAGAGCTTGGAACGGAACTCGATGAAGGATGGAACGCAAAATGGGAGATAGAAAATGGCTAAAATTGATATCAATGAAGCGGACCAAATAGCGGTCGACCATCTCATTTCAGCATTGCAGGACAACTATGCATCATTCCTGTCAAATGTTCGAGACCCCAACCTATCTCTCCCAGCTCCCTCCTCTGATTCATTCTATGCTTATCTGATCAATCCGTTGGAGTTGTTTGGGCGAGACACCACCAATCGGCCAAACCATGGCGTGACATGCTTTATATCCGATACAGATGATCGAGTGATTCAGAACAAGCGAACCGGTGGGCCTTTGTTCTATGTGGCCGATTCCTACATCGACATTGAGGTTTCATTGGCGTTTATTCCAGACCCAAATGAGGCAATAATAAAAAACGGAAAAACGCTTGACCCTCGGGAAATTGCTCGCTTGAGAGCAAAACGATACATGGAATCGCTCAGGAAATGCATTTATCGGCATGGATGCGCCACATCAAAAATCCATCATATCGACATCATCCAATCCTCGAACAGAATCGATGTGGTCGATGCTTTAGAAATTGGATATGCCCGAGTCAAGGTTCGATGTTTCCAACAGGTCAAGATTCCATTTCCGACCACCGAGACCACTGTTGCGGTTCCCGAGGCGACCATCATTTACAAAGGCTCTGATGCGTCGGGATCGACTGTTACCGACTCCAGTGGCAATGGATATGGTGCAGCCACCCTGTTTAACTCTCCAACACTATCGGGCGGTAAAATTGTTTTTGACCGAGATAACGACCAGTACATGGAGTTTGGCTCAGTGTTTGCGCCACTGGCTGATGCATCGAACACAATCACGATTGCGCTAGCCTACAATCCCGGAAGTGTTGTTGATGCGCTCTTCTGTTGCAATAGTTTTACCGGTGGAAACAGGCATATCTATCAGGTGGTCAATGATAGGTTTGTGATAAACAATGGCCAGATAAGTAATTTGGAAGACCCTGCTCTTAATACAGTGGTGGTCTCAATCAATGCCACAACAAATCAACTGATTGTCATGCATGATGGAAATATTCTGTTCAATGACACAACAACTGCTGCCGCATCTGATTTTGTTTCAACCGATTTGTGGGCGATTGCGACAGAGTATGATGCAGGTCCAACTCCATCAAACTTTTCAAATTTAAGTTTGTGCGAAGTAAGATTATTCGACACAGACTTGACGGCAGCACAGATGCAAGCAATTCACACAGATTTCGTGAGGATTTATGATGACTGAAAAATTAGAAAGTATATGGTCTTTATTTGATGAGAGGAAAGAGGTTATCTTTTTCCTGATTCTCGCCATTTGCACAACCGCTCTGTTCACAGGCTTTCTGTCAGGCACTGAGTTTATTACAGCACTCTCGGTGAATTTCGGAATTCTGTTGGGCGCTAATGCCTATGGACAAAAACTGATTGATGGAGGGAAAACCGGTGGCACCGACTGAGAAAATAGAAATTATGGATGAAAAACTCAACGATTTGCAAGAGCTAGTCCGAAAAAACGCTGAATCGATTCATGGTTTGATTCGAGTCACTGATAAAATGGAAGTTTATCTAGAGAAAGTGAATCAGAATGCGAACAAGCTGGAGAGGCTCACAGAGGAATCCATCAGACGTGAACCAGTCGAAGAGCGTTTGGTCAAACTAGAGGCGACCACGGGTGCTCTAGAGCGCTGGAAGTGGATGATGCTCGGTGCAGCCGCCCTGATTGGTTTCATGGCATCCTTGCTCGAACCATTTGTGACAGGATAAAAAATGGGCAGCACAAAATATTCAGCAAAAGTTTTAACCTATGACTCTATTAAAGAGGCAGGATTTATCGATGGCCCATTTGCAAACACGCGAATGGCCGTACATAAATTCGGGTTCAATCCTGAAGTGTCGACCGTTTATGAATATATTACATTTCAGGGCGGAGCATACCCATGGCCAACAGGCTCCAGTCCGCTGCGCGTTCAATCGGGCGGGAATATCAACGATAATGTAACAGGCTCGGGCGCTCAAAGAGTTAAGGTATTCGGTCTAGACTCTAATTTTGATATTATATCAGAGACTATGGTATTATCAGGCTCCAGCGCCTCGTCTTTTACGACAGGATCTTTTCAGAGAGTTCATCGAGCATTTGTCGAGGAGGTTGGAACATACACTGGTGCAAACACTGGTGATATTCAAATTGAAGACAATGGAGGCAATATACTGGCCGATATTGGGGCAGGATTGGGCCAGACTCAAATGGGCCTGTATACAGTTCCCGCTGGAATGACTGGTTATATTGTGGATTTCACTATTTCATCTGAAGCAGGAAAGCCGATCAGTGTTCAAGGTTTTCAAAGACAGAATGCAGATAAGATCAATGGTAATGCAACAGCAAAAAGAATATTTTATCAGGATGTGCTAGAGGGCGCTCAAACTGTTCGCTATGACATTCCAGTCTCTTTTCCGGAAAAAACCGATATCTGGTATCAGGCCAAAACATCCTCGGGCACATCCACAGTTCAGGTCACCTTCGAGATTTTATTGATATCAAGCAGTGAATAAATTTGAGATCTAATCAAAAATGAAGCATATGACGACCATTCTCCTTGTTTTCTTTATACTGATCAGCGTGAGACATTCAAGCTCGCCCACAAAGATTAAAATGGAGGATGTCGGTCAAGTCTATAATTACAAATATCCGATTCAATCCTATGTTGAATTCCAGAAATATCTCCCGAGCGGTCGAGTAATCGGCTCTGGCTCGGGTTTTGTTTTTCATCGAGATCAATTCAAAAACAATTATATTCTCACAAATTATCATGTTTGCTATAACAAACATGGTGAGCGAGCCAACCAAAGAATATTGGATCTTGCTGGGAGTTCTTCAGCCTTTGACTGAGGTCTCGACTAATTTAAAGTTCTATTGCAATATACACAAAACACTTTTTACTAACTTTCGAGACCTCAGTCAATCACAGAGTAGAGTCTCGCAGAGTATACAATTTTTCTTGGTCTGTAAGTCATTGAGTTTGTTACGGAATCTCGAGTTCCTGAAAAAAAAATAAAGTTTTTTGGCAGAAAGTGCTGAGTTTTCGGAGGTAAAGTATAGAGGATACTGGTTGAGGGTTGGATGAGAGGTTGGAGCAAAACAACAGTCGAGAAAGAACAAGAGAAGAAAAAGAGAGATTGATACATCATGGCCCGACAAGAGGCCAGAGCGGTACAAGAGAAAAACATGAAAGGCTGATACATAAATGGTCCGAAATGATTCTTTGATAAATCAAATGTTCCAACTCTATTCTCTTTTTTCAAGTTTTTCTCAAGATAAATGTTCTTTTGGTTAATACCACAGACTATCTATACTAGAGCGAGCAGGACAAGGCTTCGATCTAAAGAATTTTAAAATTTGTTAAACCCTTCGGGTGTAGCCGTCTTGTCCACTAAGCTATATTCGAAGGGTTTTTCATTTGAGGACAAGCAAGTGTTTAATTTAACTCAAACAGAAATTAAAAAAATAGTTTATGGTAAAAAATCTCATGTGAATATTAGAAATCTGGATATTGTTATTTCTTATTTAGTTAAGAGAAACAATCTTGTTTTTTGCAATGAGAGATTATCTGATAGAGCAATGGAAGAAATTGAAACAAAGTCGTATTTTTCTCTTTTGAATTTACTGGAAGATTATCCTTTGATTCCTATCTCTTTTGTCTGGAGAGAAGTTCATTGCGATTTCCAGAATTATCTAAACAAAAAAGAAAATAAATATCACCACATTCAATTCGAGGAGAACAGAATGCCGAGCCTACAAAAGAATCAAGAAGATATTCAAATAATCAAATCTGCTTTCAAACATTGTGAGAGATTAAATCCTGTTGTTTTTAAAGTATTGCTTTCAGTTTATAATGAAGATATCACGATTGATGAGGCATGCAAAAAGAACAACATATCCCCCAGAACTTTTTACAGAAAAAAGAATGAGATGGAGGTAGAATGATGAAGAATCTAAAATAATGAAGTTGTCGGGGTCATTCACTCGATGAGCACTCAGGTACCATTCATCGCCTATGGAGCACAGCTCGATGACATCAAAGAAATCACAAAAAGCTATCGTCAATTGAAGTAGAATGCTTGACATTTTGAACGGTTAATGCTATAATGTTCTTGGGTCGAGCAGGGATCTATTACCTCGTTTTGTTGGTTCCTCCTGTGTGATTTCTGTTCGACCCTCTAGCCGAGATCTCGACGAAACCAATGAAGTTCCATATGTCTTGTCTTCCCATTTTATTAATATTTCGAGATCTCGGCTAGAGGGTCGAACAGAAAATCGCAAAGAATACAATTTTTCTTGGTCTGTAAGTCATTGAGTTTGTTACGGAATCTCGAGATCCTGAAAAAAAAATAAAGTTTTTTGCGAAAAATCACGAAGTTTTCGGAAGGTATAGACGAGACATAGACGAGACATGGTCGAGATATCAAACAGAGGCTGATCCAGATGATGGACGAGAAGACAGTCGAGAGGGAACAAGAGAAGAAAAGAGAGAGATCGATACATGATGGCCCAACAAGAGGCCAAGAGCGATACAGAGAAAAACACGAGCTGGCTGGTACACGATGACCCAAAATGATTCTTTGATAAATCAAGTGTTCCACTCTGCTTCTCTTTTTTCAAGTTATTCTCAAGATAAATGTTCTTTTGGTTAATACCACAACCTATATAAAATAGATGAAGTCGGAACAGGGCCTCGTCTGAAGAAAAAATTTATAAAGTTCAATGACCCTATTTGGTCGGTGCTGTTCCCACTGATCATCTAGGGTTTATTGCTTTCTGGAACAGAGAAAATGAAATACATAACAGAAGAAATTGAAAGAAAAAAACTGGAGAAGATTGAGCGCGTTAAAGAAAAATTATATTCAGATAATACATGGATCTCTTTATATGATCTAGATCTCGCCATAGAAATAATCTTTAACCAAACCCAATTCCCCAGAATAAATTTTTCTCTTGGTCTTTTATCTGATTGGGAAAAAGAGAAAATTGGTACAATCTCGTACATGAGTTTGGTAGATAATTTGAAAAATGAGAAATACATTTCAGTCAAAAAAATATGGAGAATTGTACGATGTGACTTACTGAATTATTTAGATTCAAAACAGAGAAAATTTAGACATATCAAATTTGAGGAGAAAACAATCATGGACAAGAAGAATGTTGAACAAAGCATCATCGAAAGAGATCTCGCGAAAACTATTTTAGGAGAAATCAAGAGAATACATCCTGAATTCTTTCAAGTTTCAATGTTGATATTCAGTGGAGTGAATGTTTTGGATGCCTGTTATGAAGTTGGAATTTCGAAAGATTCATTTTACAGAAAAAAATCTGCTATTCAAAAAGCATATCGAAAAGTCGGATACACTCTCGATATCTGAAAAACAAAATACAAAAGGAATAACAATGAAAAATCTAAAGAAATACGAACAGGCAACACAAATCGCAGATTACCCGGACTATTGGATCACGAGCCATGGCCGAGTCTGGTCTACGAAGGGATCAGGAAGATGGCTCAAACCCACAACTCAAAAAGAAGGTTACCAGCTCGCTGATCTATGGAAAAATGGAAAACATAAAACATTTCGAATTCATCGACTTGTCGCCGAGGCATTTCTCGAAAACCCAAATGGTTATCGCTGTGTGCTCCATGGAGATGGCGATCCTGCTAATAATCATGTCGAAAATCTTCGCTACGGAACGAGAAAAATGAATTATGCTGATGCAGTGAAGCATGGAACACTGGGTCCCGGCGAGAAGCATCCCAGTTCAAAACTGACCGCGAATCAGGTCCGAGAAATAAAACTTCTGTTAAGAGATTCCGGCCAAACTCAGCGAAAAATCGCCGAAAAGTTCGGCGTATCGCGAGAGACTATCACATGCATCAACACAGGTTATACTTGGTCTCACATCAAAATCTAATACATGCTCAGGGGATTCCTGAGAGAAACACCAACCTTCGCCCATACTCGAACACAAAATAGCTTAAAAAAGATAACAAACAAAGCACAGGAGAATAACAATGAAACATTATTTCAAGCAGGACGGAACAGTCTGGTTCGAATCTCGACTAGGACTAATCATGATCCCATCGAACGCAACTCGGGAAGAATCATACGCAGCATCGACAATTGATGTTATTCCTCCAATTCCTTTAAATCAGGTCGACCATTCCTGACTGGCCGAGCAAATGATGCGCCCTTCACTTTGTTCTGTGCTGTCGAATATGTCGATGAGCGGCGAACCAAATCAACACTCTAATCCAATCTAAGCCATTTAATCTCTCTAGGCTAGTGCTGGTATCTAATTACATTACAAATCAACCAGTATCCCTCAGAGGAGATTAGAGATGGCAATCGGAATCAAAGTACCAACAAAAGAAATAAAAAAAGAGTTTATCAGCAAATACGACCCCCTCCAAGATTATATCGAGGAGTTGGAGGTCGATTTTTTATATGCAAAAGAAGAGGCTGTCGAACTGATCAAATACTATGAAGAGTTCCCCGACCAGCTAGACGAATCTTCAATCGATGAAATCAACCAACTCAGCTCGAAACTTGCCACACTCGATGACAAATTACAGGCCTGTTATATGTCTCGCTCCGGCATGATGTTCGAATTGATACTAAAAGTGAAAAAAAATATGTAAGATTAATGTCCTTTTTAATTCTCTGGTTAATAGTTATATTGTAGGCCACAGGAGAGCCTTCGAAAATAACAAAACTATGAGGATTAAAAAAATGAACAACATTGAAGCAATTACCAAGATTAAAGGTTACAATCACTATTTCATCGACATCAAAGGAAATGTCTACAGTACAAAAAGAAACAAGCCAATCAAATTAAAAACCGCTATCAGACACGATGGTCGACATACCGTTCAGCTTTCCAAAAATGGGAAGTCGAGCGGTTTTTATATTTCTAGATTGGTGGCCGAGGCATACCTACCAAATCCCGATAACCTCCCGATTGTCGCTCATAAAAATGGAGATTTGAACGACAACTCGGTCGAGAACCTGATGTGGGCATCACACTCCGACAATCAAATGCACCGAATTGTCCATGGAACATCAAATCGGGGTGAGTCTCATGGGCGATCAAAGCTCAAAGCATCTGATGTTAAAAGAATTTATCTTGATAACAAAACAAAACAGCTCACGCTCGCTGAAATCTTCGGTGTGTGTCACCAATCAATCTCATTGATTAAAACAAAGAGAAACTGGGTATGGTTGACCGATCAAATCGACGAGGATCTTGATAATGGTATGTCCGCTCAGGAAATCATTGACAAGGAATACTCAGTCTACACCGAGGACGAGGCATGGGATTTATTCGGCGATGATTACCAAGCCCTCGCCAGCTAAATTTGATAATGATCAACATTGAAGAAGAAATAAGAAAGATACTTGACTGGGAGAGGAAATGTCCCAGATGCAAACGAACACTACATCACTCGTGTTTCAGATACAACAGGGCTCGATCAAATAAGCGAAGCTCTTATTGTATTGAATGCGACAAGGAGATTAAAAATGGAAAATGAATTCGGACCAAAGACAAAGAAAAATTGCTCACAGTGTGGCACAGTGAAAATGCGTGAAGAGTTCTACAAATGGAACAGAGGATACGATGGTCGACAGACAGTTTGTAAGGAATGTTCCAAGCTTAACAGAAAAAAACAAATCGCTCGAAACAAAGGCGAGCATGTTGTGTATAACCGAGCATATAAAGAGGCAAAAAAGGCCGGTCATCGTACAGATCTCAAAAAGGTCATTGAAGAAAAGAAAAGACTAAAGGAATCTATTGGAGACTCGGTTGCTAAAACAGTAAAGGCTGGTGGTGATCCATTGGGCATCATCAAATCGCCTGAGTATCTAAAAGAATTGGAAGAAATGGAGAATAAAAACGATGAGTAATAAAAAAGAAGACATTTTGGACAAGTTGGAAGATCTTGAGGGAGAATTGAGCGAAGAGGAGAAATTAGAGATTCAGAAAAAATCTTTGCGAGACCTTAAAGAGTTGCATTCCGGCGAGATTGAGAAATGGCACAAGCGAAATGACGAGACATTCAAAGAGTATGAGATGTTTCGAGCGTTTCTCAAGCCAAAGGCTCCCACTGAATCACGAAATATGCTTGATATCATCAACGATGAGTTGGAGGCTCACGACTATGATCCTGTTGACATGAATGTCGTGCAGGAAACAAAGGAAAGACTCTTCTGGGATGCTCGGCGAGCTGCCTACAATGAATTAATTGATGAGAAGCGGCGGAAATACGAACAGTTGGTGCGCGCTCATACAAGTGAAACGCTTCTGCAATATTCTGATGCGCTGCTCAAGACAGCAATTTCGAAAGGTCTCGATGGTGACTCTAGAATCCTCCAGTACCTTCTGGACAGAGTGATGCCCGAAAAACAAGATGCGGCCAATAATATTGGCACAGTCATTAGATTGGAGATTCCGGGACTTGAGACTTCGACCGTTGTTCAAGAGGATTCGGAAACAATTGATATGCTTCGTGAGAAATTCAACATTGAAAAGGAAACAGAATAATGAAATGGTTCAGAAGATTGTTTGGTATTCACAGTAAATCATATAAACAGATTAACGAGGCTATTATTGATAAACGAGCTGACAAATTGATCATTGGTCGAACACAGTTCGCGAGGCTCGTGAAGGATGATTGGTTTTATAGTGCGCCACCAACAAAAGAGACCTTTGGCCTACTATTTGATCGATATGTTGATATTCAATTGAGCGATGAATCAAAAATTATCATCAGCTCTGGGAAGGAGAAATTTTTTATCCAATGAATATTTCAAATTTAAAAAATAGATTCGATGGAGACAAGCTCGCTATCCTTGCACTTGGGCCATCATTGGGTAATTTTAACCCCGATCTGTATCATGATGCAACAATTATGGGCTGTAATGAGTTCTATCGTACAGGCGTCAAGATTGATCTCGATATTTTTGCTATGGTAAATCTGGTAGATAACATTGTTTCAATTGAAAAAAAGAATGATTATGATATCGGCATTTTTGCAGCGCCAACACAGACCGCGGCCATGCTCGAACAAAAACTTGGAGAGGATAAGTATTGTTGGGCATGGAGAGACAGAGAACTTCAACAATACCTGATTGTTGACGAAAAGACATACAGTGAGGGAGCCTCTGTTGGCATTCATATGATTGCTCTTGGCCTGATGATGGGATTCGACGAGATTGATGTTTTTGGAATCGACATGACGCCGACTCAATCAAGTCATTTTGGCTTTGATAAAGGCGGAACGGCCTATGTTGCCAATGTTTTCGGAAAATACTGGAACAAAATGGTGGCCGATATGGAACATCTGGCAGAATATGCCAAACAAAAAGAAAAAAGAATAAACTACTATGGAGAGAACCCCGTGTTCAAGGAGATATTTCAATGTCTAATGTATGTTGGATAATCCCTGCCCGAAAAGGATCGAAGAGAGTACCATTCAAGAACCTCCAGCTTCTCGGCAACCAAACTTTAATCACAAGAGCGGCACAAACCTTCAGCTGTACTGGAGACAAGGTCATAGTTGCAACAGACAGTCACGAGATTGCCCATGCAGTGAGCAATATCAAAAATGTTCATGTCATTATGCGCTCTTTGGAGACTAGCACAGATATTGCATCCTCTGAGAGTGTAATTGATGAAGTTCTAAAGCTTTCTAACATTCAGACAGAGTATGTCGGCCTTGCTCAGTGTACAACTCCGTTTATTGCAAAAGAAGAGGTCGAGAAAGCTAACAAATTGATGAGTATGGGATATGACAACATCATCAGTGTGTTCGAGAAGCCTTACTTTGTCTGGAACAGGGATGGAGAGGCATTCTTCGACAAACAAGAAAGAAAAAGAACACAAGAGCATGGAATATTCATCGAGAATGGAGGATTCTATGTTTTCAAAAGAGAAAAATATAAAGGAAGTCGATTTGTTGAGGGAAACACAGCATTTGTTGTAATGTCTGAGCGAAGAAGTCTGGAGATTGATAGCATTGATGACCTTAACAAAGCAAAAGACATCGCAAAAACAACAGGAGAAGGACAATGAAAAACAATAAAACATATATCATCGCCGAAATTGGAATAAATGCAAATGGTTCACTTGCAACAGCACTGGAGATGATCACCGAGGCTCACTTAGCTGGAGCTGATGCGGTCAAATTCCAGAAGAGGAATCCTGAGGTGTGTGTTCCCGAGCATAAGAAGGGAGATATGCGCGACACACCATGGGGCAGGATGACATACATTGAATACAAACACAAAATCGAGTTTGGAAAGAGAGAGTATGATGCAATCGACGAGCACTGCAAAAATCTGGGTATTGACTGGTCTGCATCGTGCTGGGATCTGGATTCTCTGGAGTTTATCGAGAAATATGATGTTGCATTCCACAAGATTGCATCAGCGAGCATCACAGACCTTGAATTATTGAAGCAAATAAGAAAAACAGGCAAGAAAATCATCATGTCAACAGGAATGTCGACGAAAGACGAGATCTCGGCGGCCGTGAAGGAATTTTACGGGTATAAAGATTTCACTCTGCTCCACTGCGTCTCAAGTTATCCTCTTGACCCTAACGAAGCCTCGCTTGGAACGATGAAGGCTCTTAGAGAGGAATACAATCGACCTGTGGGCTGGTCTGACCACGCCCCCGGTCTACAGGTCAGTCTTGCCGCTGTGGCCATGGGAGCGACAGTGATTGAGAGACATTTCACGCTTGACCGGACGATGTGGGGGACTGATCAGGCAGCATCGCTAGAGCCGAAGGGTCTGAAGCAGCTTGTGCGAGATATCCGCATTATCGAGAATGCCATGCAAGATCTGGGACTTGGAAGAGTGACCCAAACAGAAGAAAAAATGAAAGCAAAACTGAGGAGAGAACAATGAGATATTTCATAGATATAGACGATACAATCTGTTACACACATGGAATGGACTATTCCAAAGCCATACCCATCCCAGAACGAATCAAAACAGTCAACAAACTGTATGATCAAGGTCATGAGATTGTGTATTGGACTGCAAGAGGGACTGTAACAGGAAAAGATTGGAGAGAGGTGACAGAGAGACAATTCAGAGAGTGGGAAGTGAAATATCACGAGCTTCGGTTTGGTAAGCCAGCATATGACTACTTCATCGACGATAAGAACATCAACAGTGAGGATTTCTTTTATGGAGACTAAAGAATACTGGATAGGATACATCGACGATAAGCTTAGAACAGCAAAACATATCTCTCACGCTAAAATGGAGAACCATTTCATGAGCATTCCATGGACAGAACAGAATAAAGATAAATTCATCTGGGCATCTCCCTTAAAACATGATTCACCAAAGATATCTAAATTGAATGGTGCTCTTCTGCCTCATCGATGGCGTCAAGATATGGATCAGCTTGTCTGGGCCTACTTTGAAGATAAGAAATGGATCTATCATCGAACAAATGGTCCGGCAATCATCAGATGTGATGGAAAGGTCGCATATGCACTCAAAGGACAGAGCAGAACAAAAGAAGAGGTTTTTTACCATGGCCTGCTTGAGAACTGTGATGATATGAGCGAATTCTGGGCTCAGGGAAGAAAAGAGGTCGCACTATGACAAAAATCATCGAGAAAATCAAGAAATATGGTGCTTGGGTGATTCTGGGCGTTCTTCTGGCAGCACTGGTCTTAATGGCGACCAAAAAGGTCGACCATAAATGGGTCAACAGACTCAGAGATTACATCAGGAAGAAAGAGAAGAATATCGATGCCATCGAAGACTTGTCCGAACTAAAAGTAAAAAAAGATAAAGAGATAGTCGAGAAGTATGCTGAGACAATAGAGCACATACACAAGGACTATAATAAACGCAGAGATGAACTCGAACTCAAGCAAAAGAGAGATATCGCACAGTTTATCTTAGAATATGAATCATCGCCTGAGATTGTTGTACAGAGAATGGCGAATAAATATGGGTGGAAACTATACAATGAAGATTGAACTGAGGGTTTCTTGGGGGGTTTCTTGGGGGGTGCGATCAACAATAATTTCCTTTTGCAGACTTGACTAATATATAGAGCACAAAGATAGAATGGGCTGGCATGTAACAATCCACAGAATGGATGCATGGGAGTTTAAGCCAGATGGAGGAAGTGGTGGTTCCTCATGGATGCCTCGGTCACAGAATGACCGGGGCTTTCCTGTATCAAGCTTAGAATAGAACTCACGAGCCTGTTGCATGATGGCCCACCGCCACGATTCTCACCCGAACAACAACAAAAAATAAAAGTAATAAGAGAATGGTGCATATGGTGTGTATAGCTCTAGTAGATAATCAGCCATGTATCAATCAACAATCAATCAACAATCAGTCATACCTGTTCCAGTATACAATAGAGTTTAAATAATCTATTTCATGGTTGTCTGTATTAAGCCTGTTGCACAACTGGGACAACACTCATGCATCATGGTCTGTACTCATACACACTGGTCTGTACTCATACACACTGGCCTGTACTGGTGCATCACTCAGGCATAATGGTGGTATCTGGTTGTTATGCTCCCGACACCTGCACGAAAATACCCCACATTGATCCATTATGAAACAATGTTGCAACATAATGCAACACAATGAAACATATCGCCCACCTCCCGGTACAGATCTGTACTATTCT